CCAACATTTCTTGTAATAGATTGTAAAACAAAATCAGCCGAAGTGTTTCCAGTAATTTGACTTATACTTTTTTCTGTAAAAATAATAAGTGCTTCACGGAATACAATAATACCTGTGATTGCTCCACCAATAGAAATGATTCCTGAGCCGTTGGCAGCATTAAAATCTGTATCGGTGTAAGGAGAAGAAAAAATAATCTTATCTCCTTTTGCAAACACTAAATGATTTTTATGAAAAGCAGCAAAGGAAACACCTAATATATCTGTCGTAGCATCTAATACTGTGTATGTACTACCATCATAAATGAAAGGATAGTTTACCCCATCAACACCCACTATTTTATTAGTGGTGCTTATTCTATACTTAGAAGTGCGTAGTTTTTCACTACCGCTATAATTAGAAGTTAACCAAGTTAAAGCAGCATTATCAGCGGGACTGCTAGCTAAAGAAGGACTAATAGAAAGAGTGGCCCCGCCTGATGTAACAGTTGCTGTAGTAAGCACTGTGTATACTTTCTGTACACCATTGATAGTGAATGTATCGCCTACTCTTGGATTGTCTGTTAAACCATCTACAACAAGACTACTTCCAGTTTGACTAGCACCATTAACTAATACTGTTCCATAAGAAGGAACATTTATTTTTGTCCAGCCACTACTAGCTGATTTGTATAAAGAATTATTTCTTAGAGCTATTACATTACTTTCCCACGCAGCAACTCCATTAATTAAACCCGCTTTAGACGCAAAAGTAACGGCTGCTAAGTCAGCAGGACTACTAGCTAATGATGTGCTTAAAGTGAGAGTTGCTCTTTTATTAGTATCATCATAAGAAACATTGGTGATAGAATACGTTCCTGCAACCCCTGCTACAGTAAATGTATCATTCGCTACCGGAGTTATAAAAATATTTCCAATAATAAGTGTTGTTCCTGTTTGACCACTACCATGTACTTTAGGTAATCCGTATGGGGGAACTTGTGCAGTGTCATATTTAGTAAAGCCTTCTATTCTTTTATATCCACCAGCAACAGAAGGTTCAAAGTTTTTTAATAGACGAGCACTGCCGGGAGCATTAATCCCATGCTGTAAAGGAGATAGATTAGAAATTAATCCACCTTTAAACTCAAAAGCATATGTTTGCCAAGCGTCAGCCATTACTTAACCCTATCACCAAAAGCTGTAGCTTTAGATGGAATAAGCATTCCTGATCTCATGTATGTATATCTGTTAACTAACATAATACGCATACGTTTGACACCTTCTTCAAACTTAGCTTTAGCCAAACTAGATGCTTGTTCATTACTTCTAAACAAATAAGCATAGTGCATTGCACCATCAATAATTACATGTCTAAATCTTTCAGGAATAGAAGGAACATCTGAATATGAAGATAAGTCTACAGGTATTCTGTAATATTCATAATATAAAGTATATGCCTCTTTAGGTGCAGGAACCATACCAAACTCTAAGCTTGGGGCGTGAAAGACAAAGGAAGGAACATCTCTCTTGCTTGTGTCTGTTGTATATTCTTGATCAATGTATTTAGACAAATAGTCTTCGTATGCAAGAATAGTTAGCTTTTGTGTTTTATTATTAAATGTTGTACTTTCTTCAATACGAAAAGTATCAAAGTCTATGGTGTTAGCATCAGTAGGAAAAGCATAACGTATAATTCCTGCTGTCAATGTCTCTTCTGCTAACGCATGATTGAAAGGCCACTCATGGTGGATATGATTGATGTCTCTAATGGCAGCATTCACTGCATCTTTATTATGTGCATAGAAGCCAACAGCAGAGGAAAAATTACTAGAAGTAAGCTCAACTTCATTGAGTCTTCTATTCACTTCATTAACTAGATCAAGAAAATTATATGCCATTATTGTTCCTTGATTCTCAATCTAATAACACGCTCAGCGGTGCTCCCGCTACTGTCGGACATATTACAATAGATTTTATATTCAATGTTATTTGTGCCTGAGCCTAAATTAATTGTAGCCACTCCACCACTAACAGTCTGTGCAATATTTTGCAAACCATTAACAGTGTTACCTGCTGTCAGCGCTGTCTTAGTTCCAGAACTATTATCCACATACCAAACTACAGATGAAATGGTAGCCCCATTAAGCCATCTAGTCCAGTCAACACTGTAGTCTAAAGTTTCATCTGGGTCTTTATTGGGCCATTTAAATGACATATTATTCCTTAAGCCACTGATACACTTCTACATCACCATCACTGTACGTTCTTTAGCAGTGGATTTAGCTTGCACATACACTGTTCTATTTCTATCGTATAAGGCTGCAACAGCATTATAGTTGAAAACAACAGTGGTAATTGTAACACTACCAACACTACCTGTTGCAGAAACACCATTAAAGGTGGGACGTGCGTTCTCAAATATAGAAACACTACCGACACTTCCTGTAGCAACAACACCAGTTGGAACAAAAACACTTTTTGCTGTTGTGTTTACAATCCCTAAAGTTGCTATTGCTTCAAAACCAAAAATACTGGTATTAGCTTTAGCTACAGTAACAACACTGCCTACACTACCCGTTGCTTGTAAACCAGTAACAGGTATTCTATTAACACTTTTTGCTTCAACTGTACCAATAAAGCCTGTTGCAAAAACACCACTAGGTATTGTCGTAGCTTTACCAACAACTGAAACAGTTCCTATATTTCCTGTTCCAACTACTCCAGTAACTGAGGTGGTTGCTTTAGCAGCAATAGAAACATTGCCTCTTACTGCCGTAGCAGATACACCATCTGGAGTATAAGCAATATTGTTTTGACCATACCTATTTACACCATAGATACCTATGCTGTATACAGCACCAGAGCGTACAGTTGTAGCCATACAGCTACTCCTTAAGCAATTCTAATAATTGCGTTGCTTGCGTCTGCTGCGGGGAATTGAACGACAAAATCGCCGTTGGTAGAAGTCTTGTCTCCACCAAAAGAAATGACAGCTACAGCATTGGTAGTGGCTGATCCACCATCAGTGGTGGTGTTATAGATAAGAGCGCCAGCAGCAGTGATAGTAGCATTAGCAAAAGTTGCGTCAGCAAAGTCTACAAAGGCTGTAGTGCCGCTAGATGTTGGATCAATGTTTGTAAGGGTTGCTCCACCAGCAGTGTATCCTGTACCTACCACTTCGTTAGAAGCTGTGTAATTGGTGGTTGCAGCGTCAAGGTTTGCCGAAGAAGTGTATAAAGCAATTTTAAAAGTGTGACCAGAAGTAACATTAAAATCATGTTTTCTTTCTAGAAGTTCTTTTTTAAAACTTGTGCAAAGAGCAGATGTGATAGCCATTATGAAGTCTTTCGTTATGAAAAAAAAAAGGGGCAACCTTCTTTTGGAAGCTGCCCCTTGGTTTAGTTAGCTATTAAGCCAACTGTTCACGATCTACAGAAGCAGGGCCAACCTTGTCTGATGCGTCAACAATCACAGCAAACACACGGATAGAACCGGCGCTCAGTGTGGTGGTTTCGGTAACCAACAACAAGTCCAAAGTGTCAGCAGATTGTGACACGATGGGGTAGCCAGCAGTGGCAGGAGTTGCATAAGTACCAACAGCCGTTGAGCCAGTTACAGCGAAAGCCGAAACATAAGCAGCAGCAGTGACACCAGTAACGCCTAAGCTAACTGTACAGCTACCAGTGACAGCAGAAGTAATTTCATAGCCAGCAGCCAACACAATAGAACCTGCGGGGATTTGCAGAGCTTCAATTACGTCAGCAGCAGCAAGTGCGCTGCCTTTTGCTGTTACAGCAGCAGCCAAGCTGATGGTGTTTTCCACCACATAAGGCATAGGACGGACGCTACGAACAGGTTGTGTAGCTGCGCCAACGGCGTTAGAAAGAGTGGTAATAGTTGCCATTTATGTTCTCCTTAAGCGGCGTTGTATTTAGCAGTGACAATACCTTCGGGACGCAAAATCTTACGACCATAAAGGTGCATACCACGCACGATGTCAGCAAAGCTATCGGGATCACGATAGGTTTCTGTTTTGGTGATTTGCTGAGCGGTTGCAACAGCAGAATCATGACCAGCAACGATCACGCCGAATTTTG